ATATGTTACTCGATAAAAATAATCTCTTGGAAAGTATTGTCCCGATTGATTATATAAAATACCTCTATTTGAATCACTTCCAACCGCACTTGTTGGATAGTCATCCCACGATGTTGAAAACGCGTACGATTCATTTTGTTGTGTTGAATATTCTCTAATATTTGGAACAAGGTAAGACGCGGTTTTTCTAACTCTATCATTACCTTGGTCATCTATTGAAAATCTAAATCTGTAACATGCCGCGGTTGGTATACCCTTATTTGGGTCATTTGTGATTTCATTTTCACCAAATTCGTTAGTGTAAATAAACTCACTGTTCATCGGTACTTCCATTACAAACGAACCATCTTCAGGAATATCTTCATCGATATCATACCTTTCGAGTATTGGACGTTTATTTATGTCTTTTTTGTGTGTAAATCTAATCGCTTCAATTTTTCCTGTTTTAGTTGTCAGGTCACACTTTCTACCCATTTTTCTTCTGGGTTGGCAATTTTTATTTAAAGAATTCTTACCCGTATCTGTATAAGTTCCACCAATTAAAAATGCTTTGGGTTCTATTTTAACCCCCTTATCTGATAAATCAAAATCTGTTCTTGTAATTCCTATTTGACACAAATCAATATTACCCCAAAATGGTACTATCTCAACTGTCTTATCAAAACTAACTATTTGTGGTAGGGAATCAATATCTTCAGACGACTTAAATGTGTAGGTGTTTTTAAACGCATCTTCACCCACTCCTTGTTTCATAAAATCATATGGTCTCAAGGAAAAACAACCGATATCAGATAAATCAATATCCACATGAATTTTTTGTAATCCCAATGGAACCCCCCATATCATAAAGTCACCAGCGTCATTGGTCTTTACGGTATACTTATAATATTTTTCATATACCTCTAAAACTTCTTCTCTATTGAGAACTTCCAATTGGTCGGGAAATGTTCCTGTTGGTTCATGTCCACCATGTTGTTTTCTTGATGGTAATAAATTATATCTGTAATTGTTTTCCTCGTTTCTTTCTGATGGGTCTTTAAATGGATATAAAGCCGAAATTACAGGGTCAATCGAATCCTCATCTGATAGTGGGATGAATATAGAAACTTTAGCGTTTGGTACTCCAAAACCATTATTTACGATAATTCTTCCACATACAACACCGTAATCTGAACAAAGTGAAGTATATGTGTCTTTCTGTGTAAACTTTAAAGACAAAATTTCCAATAAATCATAGTCTTGTTTTAATTCGACTGTGATGTTTTGGTCTTTACCAATATCTGTGTATATTCTATGTTTTTGTAGCATTCTTATAATAAATAGAAAGAGGTGGATTTTCTATTATTATAAACAAAAAACTAATTAAAATGTAGTCGTTCCTAAGGTTTTAATTCTTATCTTAATGTCCTTGTTAGGGAATCTAATTTGGAATATTTGGTTTGACTTCATGAATATGGTGTTATCACTTTGTTGTATCTCTTTGGTTGTGTTGTCTTTATAACTTTGTGAAACCTCAGATGATGAGTATTCTCCACCAATTTTTCCAAAAACTCTTAAATCTACAACGTTTACAACTCCCGATACATTGCCAATAGACTTTGACAAATCACCGACAAATAGAGGATCACCCATTTTACGTTTTTCTATTGCGAAGAAATCAACAATATTTTCAATCGCCGTCTTAATAACATCTGTTTGTGATGTGTTCTTATCTATAACTAAATCAACTTCTAATCCCATATCAATAACCTCACCACTCACAATGTCTAAATAATCGTTAATCATTCTAAATTCAGAAAGATAATTTAAAATATTATTTTTTAATGTATTGGATACGGTGTCAGTTAAATTACCACTTTCGTCATATGATAATAATTTGATTCTCACCTTATTATCTTCTTCCATTACATTTACCTTTGCAGGTGCACCAAATGTAGATGGCATTGTTTCTATTAATGATTTATAGTCATTTAACGTTACGGCTCTGTTTTGTGCTGCAAAATTATAAGCAACCATATTTCTTATTTCTTCAATAGTCGGTTGGTCTGCTCCACCAATTGCCGGTGTGATATTCGTTACCGATAAAGAATCCTCAACCTGTGTGTTAATAGTTGAATTTGGGCCTTGTATGTTAAATTCAACACTATCTACACTTGTAATAACATTAACCCCTAAATTGGAATCTTTACCCCCACCAATTCGATATTTCACGAATAGTGTTGAGTTTACTTTAGGTACTGAACCTAAAGACATGTTATTTAAAAAACTAGCAATGTTTACTTTCATATTACTAGTAATGTAGTTATCCAAATTATCTAATGGATTAACCGTTCCTGAACCGAAGGTTAATGAAAAATAACCTTCAGGAGTATATTCGGTTAAAAACTTATTAGATACCGGCATATAATCCCCCGCCTTAAAATTGTTCTTATCCGATACACTTGTTGTGTTTGGTATAAAAACCTTATCCTGCATTAATGATTTTACTTCATACCATTTATTAGTTGATGTAGTAAATTCTGTTGAGGTTGGATTAGCTCCGAATGTTGTACCGTCTTTATGTATCACAGAAACTACACCTAAAACATTTTGTTCAGGTAAATAAAGTTTTAAAAATGGTTTTTGGTCAACTTGATTAATTACCCTTCTGTAAATTCTTGTTACTCCGTTTACTACCGCCTCTCTTTTTGTAATTGTATATGATATTAAACTATTGTTACTATCAAAATTTGGAATCTTTAATCTGTTTGGTTCTCCTTTACTGTTGAATGGATTAGAAAAGTCTATGTCTTCTATAGTTTCAAATATTTGACCTCCGCCCGACACTTGAGCTCCACCTTTTAAAATTCCCAAATATCTTTCATCTTCTTTATCACCACGAACCGGAACATTAACTGAAAAATCACACAGAGCCACCGATGGTCTTACACCGGGTATTCTAATTCCGTAGGTCTTGGCAATGTGAAATAAAGATTGTCTTTGTTGAGCAAAATCCAAAATAGTTTCTTGCCAAACTCTATCTATATGGAAGTGTAAGTTATCCGCAACCGCAGCGTTTAAATCCAACAATACAGAAAATATAGATGCGTCATTGGTATTTTTTACCAAATCAGGATAATAATCGTTTGTTAAATTAACTAATTCTTGTCTTAGTCCCGCAAAATCTCTAGTTGCGTATGATATTTTTTTCGCCATTTTAAATGTTTATTATAATAAAGTCAGAGGATGAAAAGGCTCCATTATTTACCGTATAATCAATTTTTACTTTAGCAGTATATGGTTTATTTGCTTGTTCTGAAACCCTAAATAATCTTTCATCTTCTTCTTGACTAAAAGATGTTGTCTCATCAGGGTCATTCTCTGCTGACATGATATTAATTGAGTTAATGTCTAAATTTGGAATATACTTTTTTACACCGTCCCTTATTTCTTCTTCGATTAAATTAAATGTAACCATGTCATTTTGGTCAAAAATGTACTCATAAATTCTCGTACCAAAATCAGGTAAAAAATATCTACTACCCTTCTTAGTTAAAAGAAGGTGAATTAGATTTGCTCTAACCTCTCTTTCAGGTGTTTCTGTCATTTTAACGAAATCACCAATTTGACTGTCTCTGAATGGAAAATCTATTCCGTATTTTATCGCCATATCTATAAATATAAACAATACTAAAATGGTAATAAATAAAAAACCCATCCGAAGATGGGTTTTAATGTAGTGTCTTGATATTCACCCCCTGTATTCTCAAAACCTGGAAGCCCAAGGTACGCCTTGTCGACAGTCATACTTTGAGGGAGTCTTCCATTATTTTTATGACCCACACCCCTCACATTCAAATGGAGAATCTGTAGGTTTTTCACTTGTCATTACCAATTCAGGAGTATTTTCACTAATGATTTGATTATTAGTTGGTGTCACCATTTTTTGTAGTGTTTCAACTGGTTTGGATGTTGAGGTATCAACACCTAATCCTTTAAGTGCGTCAACTGCTGCTCTCGTTCTCAAGTAATACATACCTGTCTTTAAACCTAATTTCCAACCGAATAAATGTGCCGCCAATAATTTAGGTTTAGTTGCGTTATCAATAAATAAATTTAATGATTGTGATTGGTCAATAAAGACACTTCTATTCGCCGCCATTTGTAAAACACGTTTTTGAGACATCTCCCAAACTGTTTTATAAACCTCTTTCATCTCAGTCGGAATCTCAGGAATATTTTGAACTGAACCATTTTCCATAATTAATTTATTCTTAATGGTATCGTTCCATAAACCTAATTTCAATAAATCGTTAACCAAGTGTTTGTTAATCATAACAAATTCACCACTTAATGTTCTTCTTGAGTAAAGATTAGTTGTGAATGGTTCAAACGCTTCGTTGTTACCTAAAATCTGCGCGGTAGATGCGGTCGGCATCGGAGCAACTAATAATGAGTTTCTAACACCAAAAGATTTCACTTCTTTTCTTAATGATTTCCAATCCCAACGACCTGATAAATCTTTATCCGACTTACCCCACATTTCATATTGAAAGATACCTTTCTCAATAGGTGATCCTTCAATAGATTCATATGGACCAAATTCTTTTGCCAAATCTTTAGAAGATGTCATAGCCGCAAAATAGATAGTTTCAAAAATATCTGTTTGTAAGGTATCTGCCGTCTCACTTTCAAATGGAATGTTTAACATACAGAAGACATCCGCCAATCCTTGTACACCTAAACCAACCGGTCTATGTTTAAAATTAGAACGTTTTGTTTCGTCTGTTGGGTAGAAATTTAAATCAATTACATTGTTTAAATTCTTTACGACTTGATATGTGTATTCATAAAGAACATCGTGATTAAACTCACCGTTTATAATATATTTTGGTAATGCGATTGACGCTAAATTACAAACCGCTTGTTCTGTTGGTGAACTGTACTCTAAAATCTCAGTACACAAATTTGAGGACTTAATGGTTCCTAAATTTTGTTGATTTGATTTATAGTTTGCCGGGTCCTTATATAACATATAAGGTGTTCCTGTTTCAATTTGTGAGGTTAAAATTGCATCCATTAACTTTCTTGCCTTAACCACTTTTCTCGCTCTACCTTCTTGTTCGTATTGTTCATATAAACAAGTAAACGCCTTGTCCGATGGTGAATCATAAACATCGGAAAGTCCTGGTGCTTCATCTGGTGAAAAAAGTGACCAATCTCCATCTTGTTCAACTCGTTGCATAAACAAATCAGGTGTCCACATTGCTAAGAATAAATCTCTGGCTCTCATTTCTTCTTTACCATGATTCTTTCTTAAATCAATAAATTCAAAAACATCGGAGTGCCATGGTTCAAGGTAAACTGCAAATGAACCTTTACGTTTACCTCCTTGATTAATCCAACGAGCCACCTCATTGTATGTTTTCATCATAGGTAACAAACCGTCAGATTCTCCACCGGTTCCTTTAATATAAGCACCTTTAGCACGAACATCATGAACATGTAATCCAATACCACCAGCCCACTTAGAAATCTTTGCAACGTCTTTGATTGTATCAAACAATCCGTCAATATCATCACCTTTGTTACCAATTAAGAAACAAGATGACATTTGTGGTCTACGTGTTCCCGCGTTAAATAATGTTGGTGTTGCGTGTGTGTAGAAGTGTTGTGATAGGTCGTCATAAATTCTTAACGCCATATCTAAATCACCTTTACAAATACCAACCGCAACTCTCATATAAAGGTATTGTGGTCTTTCAACAATTCTATCACCAATCTTTAAAAGATATGATCTTTCTAACGTTTTAATACCGAAATAATCAAAGTTTAAATCTCTGTCTATTGATATCGCACCGTCTAAAGACTCTTTATTCTCCATAACAAATTGAAATATGTTATCATCAATTAATGAAGATTCTTTACCAGTTTTTGGTTCAACAAAGGAATGTAATTCTTTTATACATTGTGAAAACTTTCTTGGTGTTGTTTTGTGTAAATTAGAAACCGCAAGTCTTCCCGCAAGTTTAGCATAATCTGGATGAGTTGTTACCATAGACGCAGCAGTCTCTGCTGCCAATTTATCTAATTCACTTGTTGATATTCCATCATAAATGCCTTGTGTTACTTTTAAAGTAACATATGTTGGGTCAATATATTCCAAGTTCAAATCACTACAGAAAACACTAATTCTGCGTGTTATTTTATCATATCTCATTTCCTCTAAGGAACCATCTCTCTTTTTAACTTTCATGTTCTTATTATAATTTTAAAAATCTACTTCTCCAAATGCGGAATCTAAATCCTCCGATACGTTATTAACCCCTGCCTTTTGATATTCCGCAACTCTCTTTTCAAAGAAGTTAGTTTTACCTTGTAATGCGATGTTTTGCATAAAATCAAATGGATTTTCAGAATTATATACTTTAGGTACACCTAATGCAACCAATAATCTGTCCGTTACAAATTCAAGATACTGTGACATTAAATCTGAGTTCATACCAATTAAACGAACAGGTAATGCTTCAAGAATAAATTCTTTCTCAATTTCCAACGCTCCACAAATAATTTCTTTAATTCTTTCTTGTGAGATTTTATTCTCAATATGGTTGTTATATAAATGACAAGCAAAATCGCAATGCATTCCCTCATCTCTTGATATTAACTCATTAGAAAATGTTAAACCCGGTAACAATCCTCTTTTCTTTAACCAAAAGATTGAACAGAAAGAACCTGAAAAGAATATTCCTTCTACCGCAGCAAATGCTAATAGTCTATCCACAAATGATTCGGAGTTAATCCATTTAAGTGCCCAATCCGCTTTCTTTTTAATTGCCGGTATGGTTTCAATTGCGTTGAACAATTTATGTTGTTCATCTCTATCTTTAACTAAAGTGTCAATTAAAAGTGAATAGGTCTCACTGTGAATATTTTCCATCATGATTTGAAAACCATAAAAGAATTTTGCTTCAGTATATTGTACCTCATTAACGAAGTTCATTGCTAAATTTTCGTTTACAATTCCGTCAGACGCCGCAAAAAATGCCAATACGTGTTTTACGAAATGTTGTTCATCGGCATTTAATTTGTTTTCCCAATCTGATATATCTTGACCTAAATCAATTTCCTCAGCGGTCCAAAAGGATGCTTCTGATTGTTTATAGAACTTCCATAAGTCATGGTGTTCGATTGGAAAAAGGACAAAGCGTCCAGGGTTATCTTGTAAAATCTTCTCCGTCATAGTTTTATTGTTTTTTTATTTTTTTGCCAATTCTTGTCTTCTTTTAAATGCTTCAGCGGCTCTGTTAGCATTTATTTGAACTTTTTGTTCTTCGTGACCCAATAGGGTGTTTTGTGTTTCGGTATCAATGAATAGGAATTCATTATTGAATTTACAGTTTTGGAAAACAACACCATCTCTACCGATACGAGATTTAAGTAATGTAAGTGTCGCCAAATTATTTTCCTTTTGTTCTAACGTTTTACCAATTGATAAAATAACGTGAGCAATTTGAGCCTTTTTAATTGACCCGCCCATTTGATCACTGTTTACAACTTCAGATGAGATTGACTCTCTATTACCTTGAGTTGCTGTCCAAACAGCAATTTCAAATTCACTTGTCATTGATTCTAAACTTCTCATAATTGAACCCTCACCTTTCCATTCTTCCCCAAAGTTAGATCTTTCTGGTGAAATACAATCAACATAGTCAATAACTAATACGTCAACTTTTTCACCATCTGAATTCATCTTTCTAATTTTATTCTTTATTTCAGAAATAGTTACATTATCACTAGATAATTTCAATAGTTTTAAAAATCCCTTTGAATTTGCCTGTACCTCTTTAACTTTCTGTTGAACCTCTTCTTTATAATTAGGTTGTTCATTTGGAGAAATTTCAGTCCAAATTGTATAATGTTTTCTTTTAATATTTCCCGGGTTATCCTCAAAAAATATTTGTACAACATTATACCCTAAATTATATGCCGTGTTAGCAAATTTAGTAAGTAAAGTTGTTTTACCAGTTCCTGTTGGTGCTAACACAATTCCTAATTCACCTCTTCCTAAACCTCCATTTAATAAATTATCCACACCTACAATACCCGTTGCAATCGGATGTCTGTTATCCTTTTCCAATGCACCTTCAATGTCGTGAAACACATCAGTTGCCTCGTCATTAGATATACCGACTTGTAATGCCTTTTGAATGATTTGTTCAATCTTATTGTAAGACTCAAAATCACCATTATCGATAATACTTTGAACACCCTTAAGTTCCTTTTTTAAATTCTGTTGTTTACAGAAATTAAGTGCGGTATCCTTAACATATTCAATCTGTTGGTCGTTATTTTTAATAGCGTCCAACGTATCCACATGAACTTTAGAGGAGTCTTTATTTCCTCCTTCTGACATGATTTTCTGTGCTACGGTATTATAATCAGGAATTTTATTGTAGGTTTTGTACAACTCTTTCACGTTCTCCATAATAAATCTGAATGAATTATTTTCAAAGAACTTACTCTCTAATACATCTATGATTGTTTCGCCGTACTTTTTGTCTTCAATAATTGCTTTAATGAGGGATTGTTGAAATGAAAATCCCAAATGCCCAAAATTCCTTTCTTCCATTGTTGTTATTATATATATGTTTTAAATTATAGTTCGTAGTGTAAATAAGCCGTTTCCAATTCGTCAGATGATAAAATGTCAGTCAAATCTGACAAAATTCTCTTTAGGTTTGGACGAATATCAACAGTGTATCTAACCTTTGGATGGTAGAGATATGCTGGGAATATCCTTTGAATAAATACATCGTCACCTATCTTAATTTCCAATAAAAAATGTTCTTTTGACTTACTTGCCTCGTCTTCCACGCTCTCTGAATTGAGGAAAAAATTCAGATTTTCACATAGATAATTGGAACATTTTATTTTTAAATCTTCAGCCATATCCTCACAAATATTTTTTACATAATAGTGAAGATCCATACTTCTTCTTGCTTGAGGGTTGTAATCTCTAACATTGAAAAATCTTTGACATACAATATGTCCTTCTAATGACAACAAAAACTCAAATTTAGTGATATTGTCTTGGTTTTGGTAATTACTCATTGTTTTTAATTTTGATTGTTCTTTTATTTTTTTCTTTTCTTGTTAATCGTAAAAATGGGTTTATAAATTTTATCCAAGCGTCGTCTGATTTTGGTAACACATTGAATAGTCCATCTTCAGTCATCATTTTCATGGCGTTTTTATATGACCTTCCTTCTTGATCTAATTTTTCGTTTATTAGTAGATTGACATTTTCTTTTGCCTCATCGGTTAAGAATGGTGAATCTAAACTAACTATACGACTGTTTACATCAAAAAATTCTTCACCAAATACACCATGTTTGGTTACTCCTGTAAGTAAATTTGTAAGTAATTTATTGTGTTTATCTTGTAGAAACATTTGATTGGTTTTATCCTTAATTTGTTCAACAGATAAATGTTCGGTTTTAAGTTCGGGGAAAAGAGATAGAAATCTTTTAACACCCATACCTTTTATTCCCGCAATATTATCAGAGGAATCACCACATAACATTTTAACTAATTTTACATTCTCAATTAAAATTTCCTCATGGTCGTAAACGATAGAGTCGTTTTGTTTATAAAGTTTTTGATGAGAAGGGTTGAAAATTTGTGTGTTTTCAGAAACCAATTGAGTTAAATCACCGTCCGATGAATACACAATTTTGTTTTCGTTGGGTGAGTTTTGTGTGTAGTACGCAATACAATCATCGGTTTCACAATATTCAAACTCACCTTGTCTTACGTAAAGTTCTTCAAGGTATTGTTTTATTCTTTCCCTTTGATATTGATATGAATTTAATTCTTCCTCTGACCTAACTCTTTGACGTCGGTTTTCCTTGTAATGAACATAAATTTTTCTACGAGTGGCAGAACCTTCTAATCCATCCCAAAAAACAACTATTTTGTCTAAATGATATGTCTCAAACGCTCTCCTAAGAGTATTAAGAAAATGGTAGATACCTCCAATGTGTGTTCCTTTATAGAACATATTCTTAACACCATAAAAACCAATCGTAAGTAAATTATCTCCGTCAACAAGTAAAACCGACATTAAAAATTATTTATAGATCACTCTCTTCTGTTACAACTTGCGTGTCCAAGATGTCTGTAACATTAACACCTAATTGTTTACCGATGTACTCTCCGTTATCACGTTTGTACTCTTCGATAGAACGTTTTTCTTCAGTATCGTCTTTACCATGCATAAACCCTTGTGGAGTTACCAAGATACGTCCGTCCTCATATCCACCACCATTAATGTGGTTCTTACTGATAGAGATTTTGGTACGTGTAGCGATTCTGATTTTTCTCTTATCTTTAGTGATAGAGATTTTAGTAGTTCCCGCACCTTTTTGGTTACCGAATAAGAATACTAATGATGAGTTTAACCAAATGGCTTCACCACCTTTAGCTTTGATTTTTGGTTGTCCGAAAGGATTGTCAGGTAATTCTACCCAAGGTTGGTTAACAATAACCAAACTGTTTGTGTAAGGTTTATCTGTTCTTCTTGAACCTGAAATACGTTGGTTGATGCCCATACCTATTTTATCTGCAAGAACCGATGCATTGTGTTGTTTACCGCCTTTACCATCGTAAGTCATCTTACAAGGAACTGAACCAACTGAATCCCAAA